TCAATGTTTGTATTATCCCAGTCCTTTAGAGGATAGAAATCTACAACCATGCTTCCACCTTTTGCAGTAATTTCCATTATGCTGCACCTCCAAGATCGATAACTTTATCCCACACTTGTGAGAATTGATCGTGGGTTGTATCTCCATCATCAACAAGTTTTGTGTCTATATCTAATGCTGCTGCACTAGAAAATACGAGTTGGATGAGATCAAAATCTGCTTTGCTGAGTTGTTTTGTTTGAGTCATTTTCTCGTTTAATTTGCTTGACTCTTCTATTATAGTCGAAAATGACCCGTACGGTGACCAAGGTGGACAGTTTGTAAACCGTCTCGCTATCTCTGCTTCAACTTGAATGAGTAAATCTTCCATATCATCATTCCATAATGCACCTTTAGGTGTATTAAGATCACCACGATCTTCATAAGGTTTATAACACCTTTTAAGGGATAATACTCCTCTAATTAACTTAAGTTGGTTGAGATTTAGATCCATTCATTGATACATTATTAATGATTATTCTATTATTTTTATAATCAGGTGTAAACTCTAATTTATCTTTGGGATGCCATAATAATTCCTCATAGAGTGCATTTAATCTATCCATGTCATCCCATAGATCTTCAATAGTATCCTTATCTATCATTATACTGGTACAATATTGGCACTAAGTGTTATTCTTTCATTGTTAGGGTTACTATCAAATCCGAATGTTAAATTAGATGGGAAAGTAATAATATCACCTTCATTCATCTTAAATGTTGCTTCAGTCATATTATATTGAGTTAATTGTTTACTATTAAATTGCATAATAGGATAATGATTAGAACCTACATTCTTTCTAAACTTATAATAACTATGCTTTTCATCATCAAAGTTTACCAAATATATGCTATGAAATAAACAATTAGATGTCTCATGTGGTGCATAAATTGCATCTTTATTTGCTAATTCAAGATATGATTCTGATACTTTTAAATCACAATCATAGTGCATTGAGTTATCATTATGCTGTGAAATTGCAACTTTAAAAGCATCTGCTACTGATGGTAAATCATTTAATAATTGATTATTTTTACCAATTTGTACGACATTGTGAGTAATACTTTCTCTACCTGATTTCTGTAGTATTTCACTATCTTTCATCCAATATAATATCTCTTGTTTAAGAGCATCGTGGTTAGGTAATGAAAACTTACTAATAGGAACTGGAAATAGTCCATAAGTTTCATTTGTAATTGCACTCTCTAAAGTATCACTTAGTGGGTGTTTTGTTGGTGTAGTCATCTCATTCTCCAATCTAATTGTTGTGTTTCAGTTAATTCAATAGGTGTAAATAAGGGATAAACAAAACCCCAACTTACTCTATATCCATCTTTAGGTGCTTCACCTCTATGCTTAGTAAATGAATTTAACATCACTATTCTTCCCTCCTTAAATGATATTCTTTCAACATCATTTTCATTCTCATCTACTATAACTGTGTCACCTGAGTTACCATGACCCATGTAAATTACACTCACATAGTTCTCATCATCTGCATCTCTATGATTAATTCCATTCATCTTTTCTAATGGAAATTGTCCATTATGTAAACATCTAAGACAATGTTTTATATTATATTCTTTTAATAAATCATTGAAAATACAACGATTAAAATATTCTATAAACCAAGATGGTTTAATTGGAACCATCCATTCATCTTCAATCATTATCATATTACCCATAAATCTAGCATTCTTATATGTATTTTTATTGGGTGTATTTGTGTAGGTAACAGGAAATGTTTTAAGATAATATGATACGTTAGTTATTAACCAATCAGGGAAATAATCATCAATAACTTTATAATCACCTCGTTTATTCATGTCACTAAATGTTATTTTTGCGTTTTGCTTCAGTTGCTTTTTTAATGATTTCTTTCAGTTCTTCAGTAGCATTAACTCTATCCTTAATGGACTGTTTTAATCCATCAGCATCTAACTCCATGTCACTATACTTGTTAGTTAGTTCCTGAAGTTTCCTTAATGCTCTTGCTGCTTCATCTGCTTCCTTCATTCTTGCAACTCATCTAGTCTAAAACCTGGTGATATATTCTGTGTTAATAGTGATTCAGCATCCTTGAGTAGATTTGCTCTTGATTGATGATGTTGTAAACTATCACCTAATGCTGTACGAATAGCATTAACAAATTCACCTGGTGTGAGTATATCACTCTCCAAGTAGTCAACAACTGCATCCCTAATATGATGCACACAAGCATTTATATCTTGTTGGTGCATTTGTGCAGGATGCTCTGATTCAGTAATTCTAATGTTTGTTTGATCCATAATAATTTGAGCAATATTGGGCAAAAATGGGCATTATTTAAGTATATTATATTCCCAATTCTTATCGTTGTCAATGTTAATCCAAAACCAGAAGTCTGGGTTATCTATTGATGAACAGAATAGTTTATCACCTCTGTTATGTTCTAAGTGTACAATATTCTTTGAGTTAAGATATTGTACCCAAGTGAGTTTACTTTGCTCACTAATGGGTGATACCCATACCTTTTGTCTAAGCATCTAACCTCGTTATTAAATTGTCTTGAAGAGGTTTAACCCTATCAACACACATGTTATAGTATGTATCATCAATTTCAAATCCTATAAAGTTTCTGTTCTCTTCTATTGACACTTGAGCAGTAGTACCACTACCCATGAAAGGATCTAATATTAGATCACCCTCCTCACTCCATGTTTTAATGTGTCCTCGTGCTAACTCCTCAGGCATAGTAGCAGGATGTTTGTATGCACTCTTACTTGACTGTCCAAATCCTCCACTATTCTTTATCTTCCATATATTAGTCCTTACACCCCACTCCTTAATCTCTTTACTCTTCTTACCAGGATCCTTGATTGATCCATCCTTCGCTCTAGTCTGTGCATTACCCCATGACTGGTGACCTGCCCACTTATTCTTTTTATCACATAATAATGTATGAGTCTTTGGTTTACCCTTAGATAATATAAAACAATACTCAAACTGTTGAGTATATCTCACTGACTTAACACCACTAGCAAATGCAGTGCCAGTCTTCTCATATATCATAGTATCATGTAATCTTAACTTACATACATCCATGAAATGTAATGCTTGTCTAAATGATGATCCAGTCTCACTCCCTTTAATGGTAGCATCATTTACATTCCACATTATAACACCACCAGGTTTTATTACTCTTGCGAGTTGTGCTGCTACTGCATAGAATGTATTCTGATCCCATTTACTACTATTATTATACGTACGCAAGTCATCATAAGGTGGTGATGTCACCACTAAATCAACAGACTCATCATCCATCTGTTGCATACCTGCAATGCAGTTGACATGATAAGTCTTATTAATTTCTAACAATCAACGTGCCTCCTTTATAAACTTCACCCATGTTGCATTTGGTTTAATATTACCACTATACACCTTTATGTCTTGAAAGTCAATGTCTGACTTACATTTCAAAGCACTGAAGTTAGAGGATCCAGACTGATCGTTATACTCTGTCCACTTCCTTGCACTACCATCAATAGTAACTGTCTGCCACTTAGCAATTCTATTATCTCTTACCTCAAATCTGAATACTAATGTTAACTCACACTTACTGTCTAATACTTTAAGGTTACCAATACATGCTGTGCTGCCATCCTTACCACCTGAGCATTTAACTTCGATAGGTATGTCTGCACCTTCACCAACATATCTTAAGTCAGATCCCTTTTCATCTGCACCCTTGATAGGTAGTTTAAACTCATTAATAATATCAGTGATTGCTAGGTTAACCCAATTCTGAATGATCTTGGTACCAGACTGTGTTTGTTGCTTAGTATCACTCTCATTATCACTTACCAACTGATGAAAATCTTTAATGGTAACATACTTCAGTGGTAGTTTACGAAAGTGTGTAATTAATGTATCAACTCGTGATGGTATTTCTCTGTTGAGGATCTCTATACTCTCCTCCAGTGTTTTTTCTCTGAGTTTCATCGGTTTCCTTGTGAATACTATTATTATAGTCTACATCGTTCCAATGTCGTATGTTACCGCCAATAATGAAACAATTCGTTACAATAAGTTGAAACATGACCAATGATCTAATGATGCAAATCCAGTTATCATATTTCTTTGTTGTCCTATCATTAAATGATCCGAGAGCATACTTCCATACTCTCCAAAATTCAGTCAGAATCATCTGTGTCTGCTGTGCCTCCTGTTGATAAACTATAATATAAACCTAACCGTTGCTTGATTAAGTTTTCATAGTCATTATTTAATTCACACCCAATATAATTTCTTCCTAACTCCTTTGATACCATTGCAGTTGTACCACTACCCATAAATGGATCTAATACTAAATCACCCTTCTCACTACCTGCTTTGATACATGGTTCAATTAACTCTCTAGGATATGTTGCGAAGTGTGCACCTTTATATGGTTTCTTTGTTACTGTCCAAACAGATCGTTTATTCTTCCTATCATAAGACTTGGATAGACCACTATGAGGGGATAAACCAGTGCCAGGATTATGATACTTACCTTTAGACCTATCTCTAGTACCCCAGTCTTTAGCATCCTCTTTAATTGCTTCATTGTTATAATAATAGTTCTTATTCTTACTCAATAAAAAGATATACTCATGTGCTTTTGTACATCTATCCTTCACACTCTCAGGCATAGGATTTGGTTTATGCCATATTATATCCTGACGTAAGTACCAACCATCTGCTCTAAGGGCAAATGCGAGCATCCAAGGTATACCTATTAAATCTTTTGATTTATATCCTTTTAACTTATTACCTCTTACTGGTGAGAAATCAGGTAGATCTTGTTTAGTCTTTGATACTGTCTGTTTAGGATAGTTACCATCTGATCTGTAATTATAATATGAGTCACCAATATTCAACCATAATGTACCATCATCAGTTAATACATCACGTACTAATCTGAATGTCTTGACTAACTCTTGTACATATTCTTCTGGTGACTGCTCCTGACCTATTTGTTGCTCTTCTCCACCATAATCTCTTAATCCGTAGTATGGTGGTGATGTAACACATGTACGTGCTTTAGTGGTAAATTGTGGAAGTGTCTCTCTACAATCACCAAATAGTATTGTATCTCTCAATATTTTTAGGATATGTTATACCATATTCTATCATAATTTTTTTATACTGTCTACTCATTGTAAATACTCTACTATTTTGAGTATACCATATGCTGTGAATACTTGAGGTACAATAAATGCTACCATTGCTATCACCCAAAACACATAGTAATAGTTTTCTTTATTCTGTGTTCTCATTTGGTATGCCTGTAATATCAGTTGGTAAATCTTCGTTGCCAGGATGTTCTCTTATATAACCTTTATAACTCTTCTTATTGTAGAAATGATCTGCTTCAATATACATATCATCCCACTCATGTGGATATACTAAGACGTTAGTCTCTTTATAACCATGCATACTGTTAGGATCTTCTCTCCTATGCATACTAACAGTAATATAATCATCACTAATAAAATTGATATATCCTTCATCACCATTCTTCAACCTAACCTTCTGCCCCTTCTCAAGGGATTTAAGAATGTTTCTAATCTCCAATGGAATTGCCTCCGCTAAAAATATAGGAATAGTCATAGTTTTAAATAGTGATCTCTTTCACCATATTCACCACGCAAGATGTAATTAAATGCCATAGAATATCTATCCTCGTTAGATAGATTCTCATTTATACTGTGTGGTAAATGTGAGGGAAAACATAATATCATACCATCTACAGGATTGATAGTTGCTTCTCTCATATTATATTCATTATACTCTCGTACCTCAGGGTATAATGTTTGTGTACAAAATGTAGGAAACATTGCAGGTAGATGAAATATTATAGCACCTGAATTCTGTGGTACTTTAAAGTACAAAACACCACTAAACATAGCATTTGAATGAGAGTGACCTGCACCTAGATCTCCAGGTACATGTTTATTAACCCATGATGATGTATGTTGTAAGTAGTGTTTAGTTTCATCTATTGCCAGCACACCAAATACATATGCTGATAAATGTTGCTCCACAATAGTTCTAACTTCTGGTTGTGATTCCAACCAATTAGTCCCACTCATTGAACCATTATTATGACCAGCATTTTCTCTTTCAATGAAAGTATCTGATGCTGCATCTTTTATAGTTTTAAATTTATCAGGATTTACCTGATTAATTGCCAGTGGATGTGAGAATAATTGAACTACCTGTGGATCATTTATCATATATGTTTCATATGCAGTTTGTCAATAATTGACTCAATTAATCCTTTATCTTCTTGTGATACATCACCATAATGCTCACAAGCATCCTTCTGATAGAAGAATAATGCTTTCTTAAGTAACTCCTTTTGGTCGTGATCTAAGATAGCAGTTTTTAACGACATGTACATTTGAGAACCCTTCCCCAATAGATCCTTTGCAGAACTATTTATTAGTATATCTAGTTTCTCTGTCATGTCAAGTCCAATCTTTTAACTGTGTTGGGATCAAAACCTTGAATTCCCATGTCCTCTGGTGGCATGTTGCCATCCATCTCGTGATCGTCAAATAATTTCTGTCTTGTTGCTGGATCCATATACTTAAATGCCATAATGTATCTAGGTACTGGATACCTAAATGTTGGTGGTGTACCCTTGTGTGGTATCCGACCATCAAATATAACTATACGTCCTGGTTTAGGTGATACTATTTTTGCTGCATTTAATTTATCATCATAGAATATTGTTTCACCTCCGAAGTTAGGATGATAGTCAACATTAAGATAACATAATACTGTTTGGTTATCCTCTACCCAAAATGGTGAGTCAACATGTATACCTGGTGTATCACCTGCCTTTAAACAATTAATATATGCACCGTACAAATTTTCTCGTTTGGGCATTTCTGGGCAAACTGCCTCCAAATATTCTAACACCTCTAGGTATAGTGGATCCTCACTTGCTTTCAATCCACCATTCTGAAAGTATGATGGATCTGATACTGGACAAAAATTATATAACTGATGTGTCCAATAGTTATGAGTTATATCTATCTCTGGTCTTGACTCACAAGGTGGATCATCAGTACGAGTAAACATATAAGGTAAGAACATTACCTTATCAAATAAATCTACTGATGCTAATTGTGTATCAAATATTTTTATCATAGTTTATACCAATTTCTATCTTTAGGTTTCATGTGTTCAATACCATGTTGAATTGGTATGCTAACAGATAATCTCTTACCACTCGGTGATGCTCTGTGATATGTCCTTGGTGGTATGTATATAACATCACCAGGTTTTAATATAGTATCAATAGCAACCTCTAGTGTATCTATTATATCAGGTTTATCATTAATCGTAAAGTCTTTCACGATTTCAGCACATCTATTTTTATATACTGTCCACTGTGTCTCTCCTTCTACCTGTATAATAAAATTACTAGGCATATCTTCATGCACTCTAAATGAACTACAATCACCTATACCTGCATACAAGTGCATAGCACACTGTCCATTAAATATCTTTTCTACTTCTCCTAGTTGCTGTTGTTTGGTACGAAATCCACTATCAAAATTATTAATAATAATATTATGTCCTTCTTTAAATGCTTTGAATACCTCTGATACATCTGCTGCATCATGTGACCATGACCTAGGATATTGATCTAATGTAAATGGTTCACCACTATCTTTCTCTAAGAATATTATTTGATAGGATTGTGGGTTATTCATACAATATTCAAGATCATCCCATGATGCTAACTCACCAGGATTATCTACAACACCCTCCCATAGTTGTGGTGTGTCATCTTTATACCATTCTTTATCTAATCTATGCAAAAAGATCATGCTCACACTCAAAATTAAAATTGATTGCTATTCTAAATGTATCCTCACCTGATGGATTAGATGATGCATGAAAATTATGTCCATCAAATACAAATAATCTATTTGCTTTAGGTGTTACTCTCTTAGCAATACTATATTCTTGTGTTCTTGCTTTCCACCATCTATCTTCTAATGTACCAATGTTAGGATCATCGTACTGATCAAAGAATACTGTATCACCACTAGAATCATGCAAATAAAATAACGCAGCATAATGATCCTTCTCTGAATCAGTATGTGGTGCGTTGTGTTGCATTGGATCCTTACCCATTGGTAAGGTTAATGCCATTCTAACTCGTGTAAACTGTACTGGGTGTGGCATAGCATCACTAACACTATCCATTAATGGTAAAAATAATGGTAGGTAAGGACTCTCTACACCCTCTTGATCTAATAACACATGTACAAAACCTGTTGACTTCTGTGCCTGTGGTATGTCCATTAAATCCTCAGCACCAAACTTAAAATCTGATGTTGAGTCGTATGATATATCCTCAGACAAAAAGTACCAAGGAAATCCATTCATACCAAATGTTAGATCACATAACCTTGAGAGATAAGCGGGAGTTATTAGATTTTCTTTTTGGATAAACTTCATCGTCTAATAATAATTCAGAGAATACATGAATATTAAATGAGATAGAGATCCTATCTTCATCACTAGCACTCTTGCCGACCATGTGAAGTAACCATGCAGGAAATAATATTAATTTATTCTCTGCTGGTGGGAATGTGGCATCCATAAAATTATGTTCCTTCTCAAACCTATCAAAGTTTTCATCACAACCCCAATACTCCTTAAGGTTCTGCTCAACTGGTGGTTTCTGGAATGATAATTCACCACAACAACAAGGTGGTACCTTCACATAAAATACACCTGACATTATACATCCACAGTGTGTATGTAAATGATTAAAACTTCCCTTCTTATTGATATTGATCCACATGTTAGACATGCCTAATCTATATCTTTGAAATCCCCAATCATCTGCTGATTGGTACGCCACCTCCATGATCTTATCATGCAGTGGTTTTAATTCAGTTTCGCCTATAGGTGGATACCCTCCAGATTGAATTAATTTGAAGTCTCCAGACTGCCATCCTCCATCATTGGATGCTCTGCGTCCAATATCATCTTGTTCTTTGGCATAATAACAAAACTCTTCTAATTTCTTGACATCTAACTTACAATCATCCTCTACCCATACAGGTGTTGGAAATAATAATTCAGTCTTCATCATTAAATACGAAATCTCTATCAGTGCAGTTGGGATCAACGTGCTTCTTATATAATGCTAGTGCTTCAACTGCACCAGATAATTTATTAAGCAAGTCTTTCTTTGCCTGCAACTCCTCTAGTGATATCTTAGTGATAGTACTAGTATAGTGCATGTTGTCCAATGCTTGCTGGAGTTTCTGATACTCCTCCTTAGCAGTTTGGTGCTGTTGTAAGAAGTTCATCACCAACTCATCAAATGTAATAAGTCCAGTGATCTCTTTTACTTCTTTATCTTCTTCCTTAGTTACTCCTGCTTCTTGAGCAAGATCAACTACTGTGGTATCTTCTGGCATTAATCGAACCTCTCTTTGTTTTTATTTAGGTCTAAAATTTGTTTTTGTCTGTCGATCCTCTCGCTTAAGGATGTCAATTCAGTAAAATGCATGTACCTGTTATAGTCCATCATTTTATTGTTGTGTCTATCCTCATCATTAGCGTCCTCTATTATAACATCAAATTCATTATTTTCAAGGTACTTACGATGGAATGGTATCCACTGTGCTAATGGTGTGCCTGCTTCCACAATATATTCTTTCTCTTCTTTGTCTGCTTTAGAATGCCAAAACATCTGCATGTTAACTTCATATGAATATGCAGGATCAACAATACCAGTTGCTACAGTGAATCTATCATCCTCATAATATGGTACAGGTATTTGTAAGAATACTATATCTTTATGTGCTTGGACTCTCCAAGGTAACTCAAGTTTAACAGTAGTATCCAACACTTCATAAGGTGATGGTACCATAGTCTCACGCATTCCTTCTGTCTGCTCTGGTACATGTGCCTTAACATAAGTAGGTCCACCAGTATCAAACATAATCTGTGATAACCATCCAAAATCATGACCATCACCATGTGTTTTAATTAAGAAATCTGCTGGTGCCACAACTACCCATCCAGTATGCATTAACTTCTGAATTGCAGGACATGTGACTGCATGTTGAAACAAACCATCATATCTCTCACCCTCAACATCGTGGTTAAGTTTATGATTATAATGCTCCCACATCTTTCTCACTTTAGTGGCAGGACATTTACTCTCCTTACCATAGTATTTCTTAAGTGCATTCTTAGTCCACTTACGTTTTACCTTACTAGCAGGTATCCACGGATTTAACTGTGCAACACCTGGTTGCATAGAATAAAATCTTATCCAAGGTTTCTTCTTTTTAAATAGGTTAAACATAAATGTGTTCCTTTAAGTACTCATAATGTGATAGTTGTTTAGATACCCAATCTAACATAATCTCTTTGTCTTTTTGATATGCTTTGTGTGAATCTTTTACTGCTTCTTTCTCAACATCTAATCTCTTTTCATCGAAGAATGCTTTACTTATGGGTTTAATTCCCATACCAGCAGTAATGTATATAGTGCCTTCACCCATGTTCTCAGTTTCCCATGTCTTCATTTCAATTGAATCTAATAGATTTCTATAGTCATTGAGAGCAACAAGTGATGCTTCATTCATACCAGGTATATAACCACCATATTCAACTGTCTCTGTACAATCTCTCCAATATTGTGTATCATCACGAGAACTAAGAGTATAATGTTGTGCTACGAAATTCTTCATGCTTTCAATTATCTTCTCAGTTAAATGATTAAATACATCTCTATCGTGTTTGGTGACTTTACCATGACGTTGTGACAATGCATCCGATAATAATATCAAATTCTCATGTGTTGTCATTAGTCCTGTAGATTCTAGTGGTTCTAGAAATCCATAAGATAAACCAATAGCAACTACATTCTTAGTCCATGCTACATCATGTCTACCATGCTTTATTTTTATAGGCATTAATGGGCAATCCTGGTCATTTAGATACTCTCTAAATTCTAATTCTGCCTCGCAATCATTGATATACTTACTTGAATAAACATATCCAGTACCTATATTATTCCACATAGGAATATTATACACCCATCCGTTAGATAACGCAACACAGTCAGTATAAGGTACCATCTGTGTTTCTTTATCCTTATAATCTATGTGTGTTACCAATGCACTATCATTGAATAACATATCATTAAATGGTTTAAACTCTACATCCATGTGTGATTCAAGTAATAGAGATCTAAAACCTGTGCAATCAATAAACATATCAGCAGTAATACATCCACCATCTAATGTAATAACAGATTTAATATATCCTTCTGGTGTCTTAATGACATTATGTACATCACCTTTAATATGATGCACACCATTTGGTACTGCAATATTATCTCTGAGATACTCACCAAACTTATCAGCATTCAAATGATATGAAGTATCATTATCAAGATCCCAGTTAGATTCTTCTCTATCTAATATACCTGGCATCTCTCTTGCCATGACACCACCATCTGCTAGATATGTCTGTCTATTAACAAACTGTGCAAACTCCTCTGGTGGGTACATCTCTTCACCATAGATGCATTGCAATTCAAAGAACCTCATCATCCATGTATCTGTCCTATCAATATCACCCTCACGATCCATGTCACCAAATGGATACTGGAATATTTCTCCCTTACCGTCTCTAAAATTTTTAAAACGAATAGATGCTTTGTACGTAGCATTACAGTATGGCATCCAGTCCTCATCCTTTAATCCTAATCGCTTTAGAAATCTATTGAAATGTTGTAGGGTAGATTCTCCTACACCTATAGGTTTAATATTCTCTGATTCTATTAATGCTATCTCTAGGTCTGGATGTTCATGTGATAATAATGCTGCTGTCATCCAACCAGCACTACCACCACCTACGATACAAATAGATTCAACTCGCATAAATTGTGTCCTGATAATATTGATAAGGTGAGGGCATATTATCTATTTCACTTTGATCCCAACCAACTTCATCATACTCTTCAACATGTGCACCTAAGAATTCCATCTCTGCTTCAACAACATCATTAAATGGATTCCAACCATGTCCTGACATTATATAAAATAATGCTTCAGATGCCAAGTTATGCCATGAATATTTCTCAGCAAAATTAGCAGACTCCTCCATATAATTTATCTCAATAGATGATAGTAAATCATTGTAGGGATACCGTATCTTACTTACATATTTCCAATAGTCTGTATCATCACGTTGTGTCATAGCATAATGACATGCCACAAATGACGCAAATCCATCAAACTTATAATTACAATGATTATTAAATGTATCTCTCATGTATTGAGTTACATTAGTCCTATTCTGCATTACACGAATGAAATATAATAGAAAATTATGTATGGATAGTAATCCATTAGATTCTAATGGTTCAACAAAACCAGCAGATAATCCAATAGAAACTACATCACCCTTCCATATCTCCTCTCTTCTACCAGTCTTAAACTTAATCTGACGGAACATCTTGTCAGAGTATGCATCACAATCACTCTGTACATTATTTGTTAGATGCTCCCTAAACTCTTTAATTGCTTGTTTTTTAGTCAGAAACTTATCACAATAAACATATCCTGTACCAATAGTATCCCACGTTGGTACATTCCACACCCAACCAGAAGATAATGCTGTGCAATCTGTTACTGGTTTAATCTGTATCTCTTTATCATCATAATGTACACGTGTGACTATAGCACTATTATTTGGTAACCAATCCTCAAATGATTTCCAAGGTGATTTATTTAATAGTGATTTGAATCCTGTGCAGTCAAAATATAGATCTGAATTATTATCTGGTTTACCGTCTAATGTCTCTATCTTATGAATAACACCTGCTGGTAGACATACATTATCTCTTAAGAAGTTAGCAAACTTAACTGCATTGAAATGAAATCCACTAAACTTCCTTAAGGGAAAATACCCCTCAGCATATTTTCCTACAGGCAATTTATTTTCATCAGAGCATTTTGCAGATATGCAATAATCTGGTGCAAATTTACTATTCTTCCATCCTTTCTTATATTGGTACCAATACCAATAGTCTGGTGAATATATGTCCTCTCTAGGTGTGCCAAATGGATAATGCCAAGGGTCATCACCTTTCTGATGAAAATTATGAAACCTTACACTAACTTTATATGTTGCATCACATTCCTTCATCCAGTCTTCATCTTGAAGACCAATATAATTTAACCAATAACGAAAAAATTGTGTAGTAGACTCACCTACTCCTGTTGCTGGAGTATCGGGAGACTCATACACAATAATTGTAGAATCTGGATATGCTTTATTAAGTGTCGCTGCGGTCATCCAACCAGCAGTGCCACCTCCCACTACAGTAAATTTCATAACGAAGTAATAGTGTAACTATTTTACCCTGGAGGTACCCAGTTGTCAACCCAAGGATCCCATGATGCACGACCCTCTAGTTGTACTTTCTTCTCGTCTTGTACAAATGCTGGAATAGTTGTTGGTTTAGTGGTTGTTGATTTCACGTTAGCAACGTGATCTTTCCACTCAGTAGTTCCATTAACTTGATCTCTATACATCATGTCGAGTTGTTCACCTACATCACCGTAGGCAATAATTCTCTCAACACCAGCATCCTGTCTTAGGTCTTCGTTGTCTGATCTATGTACTACCACACCATTTATCATAGCATGTTCGTATGTAGTATCATCTGGCACTTCTAACCACTTTAATTCAGCGTCAGCACCTTCATATATTTCAAACTTATCTGCTTCATCGCAGATATCAGATAACGCACCACTTGTTTTTGATACGATTGCCCATTTAGCCATGATAGTTTAATACTCCTATGTTAGTTATTTAGTTAAGATGCATATTCGTATACTACGACCACACCTTCTCGACCTCTGGCACCTCGGTTGCCAAATCGTGAACCATTACCACCTGCTCCCCATGCTGCATGTGACTGATGTCTATGAGCATAGTTTGATTGCTGGTGAGACGAGGGTTGAGAACCTCCCCAGTAAGAAGCACCAGCAGTATGGTTACCATATTTAGCCCATGATCCGTATCCATGTCCACCACCACCATAAGCATTCATATTACCACCAGAACCGTTTCCTCCGATTCCACCAGCATGTTGTTGTCTACAGTTTGCACCGTATCCTCCAGATGCACTGCAATGACTACCGAAACTTGAAGTGTTTCCTGATCCACCACATCCAGAGTATCCAGAACCACCACCTGGGTTACCAACTGATACAGATACTGAGGAAATATTACTTACGTCAATTACTTTTCTTGAGCAACCACCAGCACCACCTGACTCAGCATATCCTGAACCACCGCCACCAGCACCTACTACAATTACTTGAATGGATTTAACACTACTTGGTCTATTCCATGTACCATTCGATGTCCATACTTGCATCGAATTAAAACCAGCATCACCACCACCAGCAGAGATGTCATTAGACCATACGATATTGGTACCATCGGTACTTAAAAATTTACCTGACTGACCACTCATGGATGGAATAATATATTCAGATCCACCAGTAATACTACCGTTAATGTTGATGTTATTAACCTTAAGAGTTCCATTCGCAGTGATAGATCCACTAGTGAATGTAAATCCTCCTAGTCCAGTGATATCTGCAACACCAGCAACTTTTAAAACACTCATAATACTATCCGTAGAACTCCTGAACAATTACTATGCCTTCACGACCTCTGGCACCACGACTACTATGTCGTGCTCCATTACCACCAGCACCCCAGGCACAATGGGATTGATGTCTATGTGCATAGTTATTTTGCTGATAAGCACTTGGTTGTGATCCACCTATGAAAGATCTACCACCTGAGTGAGATCCATGTGACCAATACCCACCATAACCATGTCCACCTCCACCATATACGTTGAGGTTACCACCTGATCCATTACCACCTATACCACCTGCACGTCCTTGACGACAGTTGGCACCGTATCCTCCAGATGCACTACAATAACTACCAAATGATGAGGAGTTACCTCCACCACCACATCCTGAATAACTGGTACCACCACCTGGATTTCCTACAGATACAGAAACTGATGATACGTTAGTAACATCAATAACTCTCTCTGACATTCCACCAGCACCACCAGACTCACAATAACCTGAGCCCCCGCCACCAGCACCTACCACTGTTACAATGATAGAAGTGCAATCATTCGGTCTAGTCCATGTACCATTAGATGTCCATGACTGCATGGATCTTATTCCACCAGCAGCAGCAACATCTGACCATACATATCCAGATCCAGTTGATTTCAATGCTTTACCTGCGTTACCTCCCATCGCTGGGACAACGTAAGTAGATCCTCCTAAGATCTGACCATTAATGACTATGTTGGACACTGTTAAGGTAGTAGTCGCAGTGATACTACCACCTGCGAGCATAAAACCTTGTGCTCCAGTTAAATCTTTTAATGCTGATACTTTAAGTGTTGACATAGTTGTTCAAACCTTATTGTTATTTATCCGTAGAACTCGTGCACTACCACGACTCCTTCACGACCTCTGGCACCACGGTTTCCAAATCTGGCACCATTTCCTCCAGCACCCCACGCTGCGTGGGATTGGTGTCTATGAGCATAGTTGGACTGTTGGTGACTTGCAGGTTGACTACCACCCCAGTAACTAACACCACCACAATGGTTACCATATGAGTAGTGTGATCCATATCCGTTACCGCCACCTCCGTAGACGTTTAAGTTACCGCCAGAACCATTTCCACCGATACCTCCTGCTCTACCTTGGCGACAGTTGGCACCATATCCACCTGATGCAGAGCAGTAACTACCAAATGAAGATGAGTTACCATTACCACCGCACCCAGAATAACTTGTACCACCGCCTGGGTTTCCTACTGTTACTGAAACTGATGATACGTTAGTAACGTCTAACTGACGTTGTGCGGTACCACCCGAACCTCCAGATTCACAGTATCCTGAACCTCCACCACCTGCACCAGTGACAGTAATCATCACTGTGGTTACACCACTAGGTCTATACCAGGTTCCGTTATTAGTCCATACTTGCATAGATCTAACACCTGAAGCAGAGGTTAATGTACCCCATGTTAGGTTAGATCCGTTATTAGTTATAAATTCATCAGTGTGACCTGATGGGTTGGGGAGAATATAATTAGAAGATCCAGCAAGTGTACCATTAACTTCGACATCAGTCACAGTCAATGTACCGTTGGCAGTAATACCACCTGTAGAGAAGGTGAATCCACCTATTCCTCCTAAATCTTTAATAGCTCCCAGGTTTAACTGTGCCATGTTATACTCTTAACCTCCAAAGTATTTATAAACATTATTAATGATTGGATGGGTATGATCTACCAGGTCCCCAAATGATCTTAACAGCACCATTAGCACCATTACCAGACCGTTTATCGGATTCCTCACCTCCACCTCCACCACCTCCGTAGTTACCTCCAGAGCCAGCAGGGTTTCCTCCACCATTTTGTCCACTGTTTCCACCAGATCCAGCAGACCCACCAGAAACTGTACCGTTGTTGCCATGTTCACCACCACCGCCACCAGAGGTACCACCAGTTAATCCAGTGCCACCACCACCGCCAGCAGAGTATTCTCCACCTCGGTAGGTGTTGTTGTTTCCTTGTCCACCATTTTGGGTGTATCCACCAGCTCCACCGCCACCACCACCGTTCTCATCTCCATGAGATCCAGTGTAATTGGTACCACCTTTACCACCGTTTCCACCACCATCTGATGCGGAACCTCCTCCAGTTCCTCCATTACCACCACCGTTGGTTTGGTTACTACAGTTGGTACCATTACCTCCACCGTTGCCACCATACGCCACTAGGGTAGATGTATTCCTGAAATATGACTGACCTCCTGAAGCTCCAGCATTACATGAGTTGTTAGCAGATCCACCAGAACCTACCTGAACAGTTATTGTCTCTCCTGGAGAGACATCTATATTATTACCATACCTGAGGCCACCGCCCCCTCCTCCATTTCTTCCGTCTCCTCCTCCACCACCAGCACCACCAGCACCAATGACAACTACAGAGACATTAAAAACTCCACCTGGTACCGTCCATGACTGAGTACCTGGAGATGTATATGAAGCATTACCTGTAACAGAGGTACCACCACCTCCACCTCCTGCTCCTCCACCTCCTGAAGATCCAGGTCCAGAAGCAGTTGGAATATATCTAGCACTAAATCCCAGTCTTCCCATAGTTAACTTCCATATCCACCAGAGGATCCAAATATTAAGTACTCATCAGTATCTTCACCTTCAGCAGGTATCTTATCTATGATTGCTAAGGAAACTACTAAGTACGTCGATCCGTGAGATGGTGCACCACCAGCCCAGTATACAGTATGAGTAACTCCATCTATTTGTATAGTAGTTGGTGCTCCTGATGCTCCAGCATTCTCACAAATTATTGTTATACCATAACCAGCACCATCACCTGTGTTTGAGTGGAATCCTGTGAGGTTAAAGGTAAAGTTACTACCACCAGTTCTACTAACATAGACTACGTTATTACTACTGAAGGGATGTGTAATAGTACCACTACTGGTATAGTATGTTATAGATTCTTTTGTCTCTCCAAAATGTAAGAGACCATGTGATTTAAAGTCTTGTGTAATAATACTAGCAACTTCCATGTTTGATGAATCTTGTCCACCAATAATGTTCCATGTAGCACCAGTCTCAATCGTAACAGTAAAACCGTTTGCGATTGTAATAGGACCTCCACTAAATCCGTTGGTAAATTCTACACCACCGTTAGCACTGGGACCTATAGTTAAGTTTTCAGATATTGTTGTACCGTTTGTCCTTATTATACTATTCTCACCAACAGAAGGACCACCTCCACCTACGTCTGTCCAACCTGGGACACCCTGGGCAGCATCTTGCTTATAGATCTGTGCCATGTCCTCAGTACTATTGTACACAATGGTACCATAGGCAGGAGCACCGAGAGCAGTTACTGCTGTCTGATTAAGAGCAGGGAGATTGAGTTGCTCTGTCAACTGTAGTGCCTCCATTATGGCACGAGTTGAAGCATCAATCTGATTTCCAATTATCTTGGTGGACATGTTTATCCTCTATTAATACTATTTAGATAACAAGTTCACGAATTTGTATGTTGTCACCAGTCTGAGGTGTTGTGCCGACTGAGAAGTCAACAGCATTACCTGTCACTGTGTAGTCTGTGCCTGGTCTCTGGCAAACACCATTTAGGAATACCATTAGAGAATAGGCAGTATGACCAGGAGATATAGCAAACGAAGTTGTCGTGCCATCACCTGAATACATTACACCATTATTACCATTATTTACACCTGTTGCGAGAGTATATTTATCTGCACAACCATACTTACCAGTTACATCAATATCACCTGTAACCTTCACGTTACCTGTGATCTTCATTCTATTGTTTGCATCTGGTGCTTCACCAATACCATAATGAGTTACACCTGAATACCTCGTGGAAGTAATAGGTGATGTGTCACTTAGACCAAACTTGTACCAAGTGCCAGAATCATATATCCATCCCATAAACGTACCTGGAGTCCAGTCTACGTTATAACACAAGTCACCACTGTTATATGCTGCCCCTGCTGTTGTTACTGGGTTACCAGTACCATCATCCTCAGCAAGGAAAGTATTTCTTAAAACAGTACCATCATCGTTAGATAATGTAAAGTTAAGAGTCTGTAAGACATCCTGTGATGTTATCTTCTTCTGGAAGGTAACAGGACCTGAGAATACAGATTCTAACTGGTTAGATGCACCACCAATAACTGTTAGTTTATCAGTAAGCACAACTTCACTGAAGGTCTCAATAGTTGTACCTTCCTCACCCAACACGTTAAGTTGAGCAATATCTTCATTGGTTATCTGACCTGTAACTGGGTTAATAACCTGGTTACCAACAAATAACTCACCATCACTGTTAACACCAGAGTAGTAAGCAACACCTGCTGCTTCTTTCAATGACTGTGATAGTCTAACTGCATCCTTACTTAATACCTCCACCTGTGTAGATGGGAAGGCAGTTGAGTAGTTACCTGGACCAAATCCAAGATACTCAAACGTGTGACCTGATGCTCTAAGAATTGAGTAACGTCTCGTCTCACAGAGTATAGATTGTACTGAGTTATCAGCATTTAGTTTGAGTGCAATCTTTCTTTCCTCAGCATCACCTAATCTAGCAGTAACACTAATACCATTCAGTACGTTGGATGTAGTGTTATATCCTAAGTTATTCTCATTCTCTAGTAAGAAGAACTGAGATGTCTCTTTAGTGATACTTCTTTGTGTATCTTCATTAGGTGTAGGTGATGCACCATCAGTTGTAGTAACAACTCCAAGTGTCTCATTACTCGCAATACATACCGATGCAGCAGGGTCAGCAATTGGATTATCTCTATCGAATGCAGGATATAAATCAACGACTGGTTGCGAGAATGCAAAGTCATTGAAGTTAGACGTTGATGGTGCTACTGATGCATTGAGTAATGTCAGATAATATACACCGTCTTGCACACCCTTAATAAACTCAATATGTACCTCTACACTATAAATGTAGTAGGTCTTACTGTATGCTGGACTATTTGTTTCACTACTGCGGGGTTGTATGACAAAACCTGTAATAGGTTGTCTAGGAACGGGGAATGCATCTTTGTCCAATACATAGCGGTACCTGTAAATCCTGTCAACCAAGTTTCTAGCATCGGGTACCCTCCTTATGAATGTAGTAGGTGTGAATCCTAAGTTCTGATAAAGACTGTTTGCCTGTAATGTAGTATAGATGGTATTAACAGATCCATCTACCTGAATATACCATTGACCATTTGATGAATCCCATTTGATTGGTGATTCATCATCACCTGCTTTTGTACCTGTTACTGTAGGACCTGATGGACTAACATCAGCGAAATGGGTAGTAGGTTCACTTGCACCTGAGGCAATGAGGAGCACATATAGTCTATCAGGAGTGTTAACGTCATCTCTTCTTGCACCTATCGTATAGCCTTGGACTTTTGCTGGTGGTTTGCCAGTTTCTACTGTATAACCATATAAGAATAATTTAGTAGGATCAGCAACACTACGAGTCTTATTAATATCAATCGTGATCCAGTTGATAGATATCTCATCAACATCACTCAGAGATTTAGGTGGTATAACGTGAGTTAATTGTCCTGCCTTATCTTTCGTGAATGCTGCTGCTTTAAAGCCTTTAGATCGGAGAGAAGTGTTACCAAAGTTTGAGTTCGAGTTGGTAATCGAGAGGTCTCCTCCTGACTCAGAGAAGAAATGATCTCCGAATCCAACTGCGAAGACCGAGACGACCTGAATGAATGCGTCGTTGGATGCTTTGATGTGTCTGTGTCTCCACCCTTTACGGTACTTTGCCAGTCCGTTAATGTGTGCACCAGATCCCGAAGCTTGCGGTTCGTATGCTCCAGTAGTTTGATTGTATAAGACGAATGCTCTGTCATCTTTCTGAAGTGATATGCCAGTAAACTGGGCAACAACCATTGACTTGAAACCTGTTGCTTGACTACCGTCAGCATGCATACCATTAATACCCCACACCGATCTTAGAGAGCAGTTGAAGACATATGGTGAAGCAGAGTCAACTGTATCAATCTCGACCTTGACTAGTACGTTGCTACCTAGTGCGTTACCTGATGGCTCAGCAGACATCTGGTACGTAAATTGGTTACCCTGTGCTGAGGTGACTAGGAATGATCCGTTATAAAGGAGAGCATCCTGATCAGTAGGACCAGTAACACCAGAGATGTTAACTGCCACACCCACAGAGAATCCGTGGTTCTTGGGGTTACCAAGTTGGTCCACGGTAAATGCTGTTGCTGTTTGTCCATTTCTTATTATCTGTGATACAGCGAATTCATCAGAAATCGGACCTACAATTCTGTTTTCCTCAACCCTTGCCTGCATTTGGTCTTGAGAAACAATACCAGAGGTATCAGGAATAACAGCGTATCCTTTTGATATCTTTTGGTAATATAACTCTAGATCTTCTACATTAGCAAACTCAAAACATGTGAGTTTATGGTGTGAGAAGTTTGGAGCGATTTGTGCTAAATCATCACGATAATATACACCAGTGTTGTCACCATCAAAGAATGACATCTGCCAGAAATAGCATCCACCAGTTAGTTTGAATATACCAGCAGGGACAGGTTCGTTAGCAGCAGTTATTCCCAGAGATCCTTGTACTGTAGGATAAGGTACATACTTAGGTGTAATCTTCGTTCTTCTAAGGTCAGATCCAACAACGGAACAACCTCTTGGGACGATAATGCCACCACGAGTCGAATTGAATTTAAAAAGTTCGTTTGAAGGTGATGTGAGATCAAAGTTAGTATTCTCGTTAAATGGTTGAATATTGTTATAGTCAGCAATACCTGGTCTATTATCCACCACATACTCAGATGGGTAGAGATAGATTGAGAATGCGTCAAATTCGTCGTTTGAAAGACCAACCCTATATGAAAATCTTGCTACTTCAAGGAATGCACGTTGTAACGTCTTAAATGGACGCAATGCAGAGTTACCTCGGTTATCATAAGCATCCGATGCATCAAAGTCGTCGGGGTTAACGTATATAATACGACCAGTCCTCGACGTTATGATATTTTTAAGACGTGTGAGTGCCATTTAATAGTCCCTATTCAGTTATTTATTTGAGGACTTATCCCTCAGAACTTATCTTGGTCATGTTAACTACTTCATAATCCTCTGAAGTTGTTTCAAATCCATTAAGGACGTAACTAATATCTGCTGCTGAAGAATAAACTAGAAGGTTCTGACCAGGACCAACTATAATTGAAGTATTCTTATCTGTAGTATTTGCTGCTATCGCATTATCATAGAAGAAGTAATCCTCAGCACCATATATTCCAGACGCATCTGTATGAAGACCTGTGCTAATTGTTGCGACATCAATCGTTAAGTTAGCACCACCTCCACCACCAAGTTGAGCATCATTAATTGTTAAGGTATCTGATGCTGAATGACCATATCCACCATTCAATAGTGTGACAGTCGCTGCACCTGATCCATCAACCACCACAGTAACTTTAGTAGTTGCTAGGTCTCCAGATCCACCTGATGAGTTAGGTGAGATGTTAGTGTAAGTACCTGCTGTCCTTGATCCGTCAGCAGCACTAGGAGATCCTAATGACAATGCTTTACCAGTCCTAACAGTAGATAATTGACGAGTACCATTATTCAGTGTAGGTGAATCATAGAATGCATCATTATTAGCAAAGTTTTGAGATCCTACACCTACAGTAACCTTAAGATGACATAATGATGCATCAAAGTCTTGGACATATCCAAAAGGACCAACAGTAACACCATTTGCTTGAATAGTCTGTGTGACATCAGCAATAGTGAATGTATCTGCTGCTGCTAATGCTTCACCTTTAACGTCATAAACGTAAATGGTGTCATAACTTGGGTTATCAACTATCTGAATAGACTGACCAACACCAGTTGTAGATCCAGCAGGTGTGCCATCTGCGTATGCGAATACTGATGCAGGTGTATCTGCTGTAATATCAATAGACGTATATGCTCCAGCAGTACCAGCAGTACCTACCTTACTGACTCCAGCAGTATATTCAGTACCTGATCCGTTAGTACCTTCAGCATCATCTGCTGAGAATTTAAGTGGATGGTTGTTGTTACTAGCATCAACTAGATCAAACTTATATGTCCTTCCAACATTAAATGTTAAAGCACTCAAACCCTGTGGGACAAAATGATCAGTTGCTGCTACACCAGTTAATGAGAAAACATATCTGGTAGTAATAGTTTGAGCAGTTGATGGATCAAATCCCATAGTTGCAGTAGCGTTAGATGATGCTCCAGTGATTTGCTCTGCTTCAGACCAATAGTTTAAGAGGTATGTACCATTATTAGTTAATAGAGTTACGTTAACACCATCGTTGTGATCAACGTCAGCAGTACCAACACGTCCTCTAACAACAGTTAAGTCATTACCATTAACTTCACTGATCTGTAGTAATTCATTATCAACCTGAATAATACCACCAGAGGTAAATCCAGTTGAGTTAGCAACAGTCAGCGTGGTATCACCAGCAACGTATGTCGCACCCTCAGCAATAGTGGTAACAGTAGCAGAAGCAGACCAAGCATTTACTGCACTACCAGCAGGAATTGCAGCACCAGTAGTACCTAGTTGTGCTCTTGTTATTGTTAACGCATTAGTTGTGGTATTAATTCCAGCAACATTAATTGTTGCAATCTCACCACCTAAGAATGTGGAAGAATCTGTACCAATACTGAGATACATTCCATCAGCAAGACCAGTTGTCCTTGAGATCTGGACAGCAGTCGCTGCTGCTCCTGTATCTGTATATTGTGCAAAAACACCGTTGGTACCATTCATACCACGGAATATCGCAGTAAAACCTGACGTTGCTCCAGTCAGTGTCTCACCATTTGATAAAGTACCAGCAAGACTGTCTGCCTGTAAATCAGTTGCACCTACGGATTTAGTCTGGACGTAGTAGTTAACATCGCTTGTTGGTTTAAATACATCCAATATAGTTGCTGTTGCATTATTGGTTGTAGTAAACGTAGTACCAGGAATTGCATCTGAATCTTGGAATCCTGGACTCAAAACGAGTTTATATGCACTAATAGGATTACCCTTTGCATACTTATATTCGGATGTATTTAATCCGTCTAAGTGCAATACTTGGTCATAATCCCTTATTGCTGCTCTATATGTCAATGCCCCACCACTCTGGTTACACACGTTTAAAACTGTGCTACCACTGAGAGTAATCGGACATTTATATAGAACCGTATTTGTTGTTGCCCCAGGCTTACTGGCGGCTAATCTTCCTGCTGTCATTTGTTAATTACCATCCAGACATGAAATGTTGTTGTAGTCTAATTTGTCCACCTAAGACAGGTGCTGCGAGTGCTCCACCGAAACTAATTGCAACATCACTAATGTTGTTAGTAGATAGTAGAGTTGCATCTGCGTTGGGAAACTGTATAGAAACTGCCCCTTCGATGTTTGATGCGTCAACCGTAACAACCCCATTAAGGTTGTTAGGATTATTTATCTTCATCAATTCCATCGTTTTATTATACAGTGTCTGAGTTTTCTTCTCAGCAACTAGCATATTAGGATCAGTACCATTATTCAATGGTGCTGTTGGTTCATTATCAGGGAATCTAAAGACATAGGACTGGTTGTCCTCAATATTAGATAGATCGAATTGAATCTTTCTTCCTTCTCCATCACTAGGATCAGTATCGCAGAATACTGCTCCTTTGTAAACTTTGTTAGAAATTGTTTGTGCTGATTCTTCACCTACAACCTTAATGTTGAGGTCTGGCCATACAACATTACGATCCTGTGTTAATCCTGATTGATCAAATATTACATATCTCGTAGGGTTATTCTCATCATTAGATGGAGTATTAGAGAATGTAGGATTAACCATATTCTTATTAAAGACATTCTGTTCTGTAATGTCATCAATAAGAGTAGATTGTGTATTAGATGCACCGAAGTCAGGTAACTTATATGTATGAGCACCTGGAGATTCCCATGCATCAACCTCAAACTTTGCTATCTTATCAGCAGCAGAGGATCCAATGATCTGTAGCTCTGCGTCCTTAACAAGTATAGTCTTGTTAGTTAAAGTCTGGAAAGTATCATTAGCAACTATAGTAGTACTAGTATTGACACCCACATTGGGTAGGTCAAACCTTCTGGTACCAGACTGTGTAGAAATAGTATCTACGTTAAAGTGTGCTCTCTTAGCAGGGTTTTGATCACCTGAGAGATAGAATTGCGTGTCAGTTTGTACAAGATCACCATTAACGGTCATATAACCGCTACCTTGAGGTGTTATCTCCACACTAGAAGTTGCAGATGCACTATCGATTGCTCTAATTATTAGAGTTGATGATCCATCTGTATTTGCTCTCCTACTATTGTATAGAGCAGCAGTACCAAAAGCAAGACCAATTTCGTCTACTGCACTTTGGTAAATTCCAGTATCTCTGTCCAAATCAAAAGCCAATCCTGGAGCTGTCGCTGATCCTGCACTAAGACCCCGAAAGAGTTGATTAACCTTTGCCTTTCTATTTGGTATTAATGGATCAGAAATAACTATAGGCAGTACGGCTTCACCAGTTACCAGAGCATCTGAGATTGTTTCTAACTGGGATATACGTTTAGTTGCCACGAAATTTCAACACAATTTCTTACAGTTTTATTTATACGACTAACGGGCTACCCTTTTCACTAGGTATATGTTAGTAGGCAATAATATTTGTTAAGGAAATTATGGTATTTGTTGATACCGACATATAAATAGTGGTAGAATTAGGAAAGACAAGATGAAGTGAAAACTTAATTTGTTATTATCCCCAATTCGAGTATCATATGCATAACCTTAGACCGCAAAATCAAATGTACGAGTGGAAGCACTCTTCAGAACGTTGCTTAAACACACCACAAGATGAATTAATAGATGATTACTTCTCTTGTCTTATTGAAAGTGACACTTATGAGCAAGAAAGACTCTGTAGACATTTGCTCTGTTAACTCTGGAGTGTTTCAAACTTTTTCAATCTACGACAGCGGCTATCGTTATGTGTAGTTACTCAACCCCCGAAAGGGGGTTTTTCATGTTCAATAAAATCTTGGTTGTTGTACTTCTACATCAATAGTATCAAATATTCTATTAAGTGCACCAGCAAACTGTCTATATCCTGTTCCAACGTATAACTGACCTAAAACTACTGATACAGTTGCAGCACCCCAGAAGAGATAATAAAATCTACTCTTTACCTGTGCTCTTCTCTTCTCGCTTCTTAGACTCATTTTCTTTCATACTTTGCACTATTCTATCATAATCTTTAGCACTGTCAAGCAGTGCCTTTTTTAGATCTTCATAATCCCATTTAATTTCATCCATCGGAAAAACTTAAAATTGCTCTTGGTGTACAACTGATAGGTTCATGATATACACCAGCAGGTATGTAAATACCGCATCCTGGCCATATGGTATATTGTTTACCGTCGTCAAATCTATACTTAGTGGCACCTATCGCACCAACTATGAATACGTCTTGATGATCACAATGTCTACCTAGTGTCTTCGACTGTGGTGTGAATGACACATAGGTATCTAGTAAACCAAATCCAAACTCATGATATACCTTCTCAGCAACAGGCACAAAAGAAGAGGGTAACGTATCACCCTCTAATATAACTGTAGGAAGTATTTCATCTGGAGTCTTTTCATTAGAATAACCCCAGTGTCCATCCATTACATCACCATTTATCTTCTCGATAATCTGATCCCAATGGATGTCCACTTGAGTCCAACATGGTAAATGTACTACTTCACTCATAAGGCATCAAGGTCTTTGCCATGTTTGGTTGTTGCGAATGCAGGCGGATTGAATACTGCTTTCTTAGTTTCTTGATAGTCAGCATCAAAAATTTCTAAACCTTTGTCTGTAAGGACATGTTTATACATTCCTTCAAAGATTTTAGGTGGCATGGTAACTATATGTGCACCATTCCAGAATGCTCTAGTGACTTTATATACATCACGAATAGATGCAGCAAGTATCTGTGTCTTCTTAACTTGTTGCACTCTAAACACTTCACTTATTGATCGGATAACCTCCAACCCAGCAACGCTATTGTCGTCCAACCTCCCAATAAAAGGAGAGACGTACGAAGCACCTGCCTTTGCAGATAAGATAGCCTGAGCAGCATTGAATATAAGCGTAACATTTACTCTAACTCCATCATCAGATAATTTTTTACATACATTTAAACCCTCTGGTGTGCATGGTACCTTAACAGTACAAACATCACCAAATTCAGCAGCAAGTCTTCTTGCTTCAAACTCCATGTCTTCTACGACTTCCATGCTAATGTCAGGGACACCAGCAATCATCAATTCACGATAGACATCCAATGGATCTCTACCACTCTTCTTAATAAGAGATGGATTTGTTGTGATACCATCGATCAACCCAGTCTCAAAATGTTTGAGAATAGTTGGTACATCAGCAGTATCTAAAAAGATTTTCATTCAGGAACTTCCTCGTAGTTTTCAATAAATTCATTAATAGGAAATAGTAAAGGATGACACTCCTCTGCTATTAGATACTCTGACCAACGATACATCTCATCCATCGAGTAACCTGTGGCATCCTCTGCCTCCTCCTGTATTTCATCCAATTCTGCCATTGGTTGAGGTAATTCCTCAAACGTGAAAGGGATACCTTGAATATACCACATATCCACAATTTTGTCATCCAAATAACAGTAATTGCGAGTGATACGTCCTTTCATGTCAGAATCCTTTGGTCATATCCCTCAATGCTCCGTCCACAAATGCTCGTGTACCGACTGGATCTGGGACAAATTCATCAGGGTTTGGAATATTTATGTCTGGATCTTGTGGATCTTGAGCAACCGATGCTACTGGTGAGATAATACAAACAATACCCTTGTCAGTAGTTACCTTAAGGGTATGTCCTTTCTCTACTAAGTTCAATGAAAAAGGGAGATTGTCTTGCAATTCTCCCTGAGTTAATTCTATGATATTCATAGGTAAGTAATCATTTCCTCTGGGACAGTTTCACGAAAGTGTTTCAGTGTTTCAGTAAACCCATCTACTCCATCCTCACTGAACTCCCAAGTCACTATCTCATCATAACCTTCATTATCCATAATTTTCACCTGTCTCTTCGCCACATTTATCCAGATATGCTCTAGATATGTGTCTGTGTCACCTGTGATGTCTGCCATGTGCGATGGGTTTACTTGAATACATTATATAGGAAGGGATACCCCTTGTCAAGCCCCCTAACACTCGGTCACGATAGCGTTGACACTACCATGTAGTTCCTTGGGTGTGGTCTTGTTAAGGAAGTCAACCCAGAATATCTCATTGACTGAGCACCATACACTATCCTCAGTCTTCCTACCATCTGGTAGTCTAACGTCATTCTCTTGGCAGTATGAGTTGGTGAATCTAATCAAACGTCCTAAAGGAATGATGATATTCTCTCCTCTAAGTGCATTAGATCCTTTCAACCATGCAGCAGTCTTAATCTTCCTACCTTTAAAGATATAGCAGAATATATCATCAATAAACTGATCTGGTGTGATGTTGTTGATGATAGCAGTCTTTTCAATCTTCTCTTGGAGAAGTGTTAGAAATTGTGTGACTGCCTTAATAGACTTACCATTGATGATTGTGTCTGAGTCAGGTAGATACCTATTAAGAAGTTTCAATGCCTGTGAGCAATTAGATTCATTGATCTGGATAGCAGATCTAACTGCCCAAGGTGTCTCACATATCCTAGGGTACTGAAGATTAGGGAAGAGATGCATCTTACCCTTAATACCTATACCTCGTGATAGTATCCATTCTGTATACTTCACCTCTTCCTTATCACCAGCAATGAATCCACTGAGACCAGATTGATGTGCCTTCTGTCTTGTCACTTTTTGTGCATCCACATGATGCTCATGTGCTTCTGCTTTAATCTGCTCCTCTTCAGAGTATTCACCACATACTCTAACACTAGCAGGTATAGCAGCACCTTCACCTAGTGCTAACCATGCTGCTATCACACGATGCTGTCCTTTAGTAACAATGAATTGACCAGTCTCACTTAAATAAACAACCTCTACTGTACCGCAGGCACCGTATGAGAATCCCTTGCTATAGTAGAGGTTGTTTTCTATTGATTTGAAATTAATCTCAATAGTTCTATTGTACGAAGCATCACCTACACATGCTTGTACGGGAATGTACGCAGGTGTAGGTGAATCTACTTCAAAATCTTGTACTACTGTCTCCCAGAAAGGATATTTAATTGGTTTCTCTGGGTTACCTGTTAACTTATTCTTTGAAACTCCCAGATCTCTATACTTCTGGATAGTTTCTTCATCAAATTGTGCCTTTGCTAAGTCAACAAGGCTGATTAGGTTCCTTTTATATTCAGGTTGAATATCTGGGTTCGCTAAGGAACTAAGCGTTTCGTCTAACGACATGGTTTTTCTCCTAATTTGGGTTTATGGAAATTAAGTGTTAGCGACGCACCTGGTTTAGGAGATGCTTCCAACACTCACATTATTATATAGGCCGAAATGATATTTGTCAATTCAGCAAGACAGGAAGTCCAAACACTTGGCAAGGACCAGCACTACAACCCACTGCTAGGTAACCAGAGTTGACCACATATGCTCCCATACCAGTGTTACATTGGTTAATAATAGCACCTTGTGGTACAAACTCAGCAATAACTCCAGTAGGTGCTGAGATGAAGGTAGCATGGAATGAATTCTGTGAACCAGCAAGTATATCTGCCATACTGCTAGGTTTAGTCTGACCTACTGAGATTCTAATCTGTGTAGGTGGTGCTACTGCTGGGAATGGTAGGTCTGTAGTAATATCAATGATACAACCCTTAACAATACTAAACTGACCTGTCAAGGATGTAGCAGTCATATTAAACAGTGCTATAAACTCAAATCTACCTGAGTTTAAGAATGATGTTATCCAGTTGGCCTGGTTGATTATTTCACCATCAGCGATGTTTTCAATAGTATTACCCTCTATCTTGACGTTTTGAGAGTTAACCATCACCGATTCAATACCAGCGATACTTGCTTTAGCTGATTGATGTTTCCATTCACCACCTACTGATATATCTCTATCACCTTCAAATCTTTCAGAAGATTTCTGCTCAGTACTATCCTTCAAGTTACCTGATAACTGAGGACCATATTGTGTACGACCCCAGTGATCGGATCCAGGTGCGAAAGGAATCTTATCTACAGGATAGAAACCACCATGATTAATCTCTTCTAATTTTTTATCTCTCTGATCATGATCACGATATAAAGCAGTCGCAGTGTCTTGCTCTGCCTGTAATGCTGCTTGGTTAGATGTTACCTCAGCAGATAATCTATCTTGAGTAACATTAGTATCTACTGACTCTATAGAATTACCAGTACCAGTAGTATCAGGTTGTCTAGAATCTCCTTCTGACTCTGCCTGTGGACCTTGAGAGTAGTGACCATTCCATGACCCTGCTACCTCTTGGTGCATGTTACCCATGACCTTAACATAGAAGTCACCCTCTACTGTTAGACAGTAGTTACCTTTAATATTCTCACACTTGTCCTTAGCAATGATCTTAGTCTCATTGTTAGGTACATTCCAGTGCACATTACCAAAAGCATCTTCAAAACTACTGACACCACCAGGACCAGAGATAACTCTCTTCTCTTTATCCTTTGTAGCATCATTTATAATTCTAGTACCATTCAAATGACTGCTAACCTGCATCAAGTATGGATTACAGTTTTGGAACATCTTATCGATGTAATTACCCATCTCTCCAGACTGAGTTGCCATATTAAGAGTAGATGTACCATCACTATAAAGGTCATCAACATTCTCATATGGTGTGCCTCTAATAGCATCATCTATGTTGTCGCATTCCGTGGATCCTATCAATGGGAACCACGACTTCGACTTCGGACGTTTTATCTTCCTGTTACAACTCTTCTTAAATAGTGCTCCTAGAATAGCAAGAAGGATCTGGATTAAACTACCCCAGTCTAGTGAGGTGAAATCAAATTCAAATATAGATTGTACTGTCTCTCCTAACTTTGCTGCTCCTGCTACCATACCTTTAGCAGTATTAACAGCACTTATAACATCACCTGCTACGTCTCTTACACGATTCATTGCAGAGGTGATACCCTCAAGGATACGGTTGCTTAGACCTTTAACAGCAGAGTCAATCTTACCAGCGATCTTACTACTAGCTATCTTATCTACCGCCAGGCTCGCCATTTGATTAGCGAAGTTCGCCGTATCACTCAGTGCTCCCTTCACCAGTCCTAACCACATTGGTTTCTTAGCACAGAATAGTGCAAAGATCTGATCTAAGAATGTCATCAACATGTTGACGACTGCTATTGGCACAAACTGAGATACAATCTTCACCAACATTCCTACAACCTCAGCGATTAACTTCGCTAACATCTCCTTCAGAGGTGCAAGAATACCTGATATACCACCAGCAAGGAAGTTCATTACCTTACCAAGGTGCTCTCTCACCTTGTCTCCTGCCATCTTATTACCAGTGATAACAGAAACAAATCCACCAGGACCTGAGGACATTGCAGATGCCATCTCACCTAATTCAGTAAGCATCCTAGTCATATCCTTAGCGAATCCACTACCCGCAGGACCAGCAACACCATCAGCAATAGACTGAGGATTAATAGGTGGTTTGATTGGATTAGTTACTGTATTACCATTAACAACCTGCTCTGCTGTATTAATACCACCACCTCTTGCCTCCTCAATAGCACCTTCAGGTGTTGCTGGAGTAGTACTCTGTACCTTAGGGAATGGGTTTCCATCCTCAGCATGAGCACCACCAAGACCTTGTTTATGTGGAGTATTAGTTTCTAATTCAATAGCAACTTTAGGATCAGCAATAGTTGTCTTAGCGTCTGCCTTCTTCTGTTGGAATCCTCTGAATGCTCCTAGTACACAAGGTAACTGTGCTTCTTCCCCATCAAGGAAGAAACCTAATACCCATGCTCCTGGTTGTAATTCTGTTGTGGTACCACTCGACTTAGTTTGTGGTTGGTCACAAGGTAATAATACTGTTGCCCAGGGGAGTATCTCCATTGGGACTTCTTTTAAATATGCCTGTCCATCATTGTTACCAGTATACCAACCAAGTATACGTACCTTAACACGACCAATCTGAGAGGGGTCACGAACATCTTCAATCTCCCCTACCCACCAGGTATACCCATCTCTTCCAAGATAATCAGTACGTGTTGCCATTTATATAATAGTTTCTTTTATTTATCAAGTCTTTTAAAGAGAAATTCTCCTTCCGATTCTTCTTTACCCCATCGGAATTTTCCTGTCTCTAAATCATATCCAGTATCAATAGCACGATACTCTTTACCATTGAATCTTATCTTGGAGACCATCCTCGTATTACCTTGGATGCATTCTCCATCAGGATTCCCATTCCACCAAACTCCATCCCAGTTCCAAATGAAAGGACAGGAAGGAGTATTAGTGAGCAGATTAGTAGTTTTAGCATAGATGATGTTTTCATCCATCTGCTCGTAATCATACTGTATATAGTTATATGGATTCTCTTCCCCTTTATACTTGTACCACGATTTAGTGGTAATCATGTGATCGCACTTCTCACATTTTTCTATACGAATGTCAATCTGAGGCCACGTACTTGGATTAGAAAATGCTTGATCTCTATTCCTGTAGTGACCTACTACATCATCAAATTTCATTTAATCGTCGTATACTAAACACTCTGGCTCGTCAGGATGCTGATCACACCATAGTTCTATTGTATTAGGATCATGATGATCTCCTGCTGCTATCTCTGCTGCATGATGAGACTTATACTCTTCTAAGTCATGTAGTTCGCCTTCAATGTGACGACGCATCTGTGGATTAGTAGTTGGATCGCCAAGAATCTCTTGGTCTTTCTCAATGTGCTGTTCTATGGTTTGCATTGTACTTTCCATAAGCTGTATAGTTATTTATCTACTTTGTTACACTTTTTCAGACTGTCTGGGTTGGGAATCCCTAACAAGGTATAGCTTTGTGGTGAATCCATCCTTCCTGTATACATGGGTCAGTCCTGCAATACAATACATTCCACTGAATCTAGTATCAGTCATTACAGTTTCACCTTCATTCCTTGCAGCAGGTATAATGATCTTAATTAGACCACCTGCTGTAAGAGAAGTATTACCTGGTATCGTTATATCCAACTTGATAGACTTAAATAAATTATACCTTGCTGATGAATATTGTGCAACTGCCATTGTGTCGATATTCGGATTTGTACCATTGTTAGTATTAGTAGTAGAAGTTTGATTCTTCAGTGCTGGCAATGGTCTGATCTTCATACGAGTAGGTTGTGCCTTATCAAGATCAAAGAATTCTGGTATCTCATATGGTCTTGCCTTTTCTATTGTATCTGCCTTTCCAAATACATCATTGAATGTCAATATCCTAGGTGGTTGTATCACACCACCTGGTGTTGAAGATAATCCTGTACCAGATACCACACCACCTTCTGATGTAACTTCATCCACATTCTCATCTTTATTACCAGAGTCAGGTGCATAACTATCTGCTGCTGCGGATATCTGCACACCTATAGCAGCAGTCTTATAGGTACCCATTCTCATATTAGTGAGATGATTTGCTTTATCAGGATATGTAATACTCTCAATAGCAAACCTAGCATCTACTCCTTGCAAAGATTTAATAGTATACTCATACTGATAGATATTATCAGTTACAGCTTGTCCTTGAGCAATACTATCGATAGATCTAAAGTTAAACCCATTCCTATTCTCCCAGAATAAAAATCCACCTTGCTTATTACCACCCTTACTCTTAGTAAGTCTAGTTACCTTATCAGATATGAATGCTATAGCATCACTAGGTTTCCAACTACATGCCACAAAGGTATACTTTGAATGATTCTCAAAATTAGCTGCCTTAAACTTATTCTTCTTACCCTTTCTCTTAAGATACTTTTCACATATCATTCTAGGTATACAATCAGCATCCAATGCTCCTTGACCAGGACCAAATGCTTTAAAAACTTTATTACTTTCATCATTGTACATCTCAGGTGATACACAATGTAAAATATATAATTGTCCTCTCTCACTTTTAGATATAGAACCTATCTTATAAATTAAGAGGTCAACTTCCAATGGTATTTTATCAACTGATGTAGCAGTAGTAGCTTTAATAGTAACTGTCTCACCACCCTGTAGTAATCTATTAAAATCTAATGTATCTAATATACTAAACTCACATCTAAGAAATGATGACTCAATGGATTCATGATATGCAAAATCAATTACCATCTCCCTAATATCATACTTCTTACCACTGATCATCTCAATCTCTAACTTATCAAGAACATACTCACGTGGCTTGTCAGCAGCATACATCTCACCTCTGTTCTGACTCTGACCATATTGTATTTTTCTCCAACTATCATCAATAGCAGATATTAACTCAGCAAATGGCATTTACATAAACTCCACAGGATCAGTTAAGAACTCAGCAATCAAACCATACTTAGGTTTAATATACTTATCAGCATCCAATTCCTCTCTACCAGGAATAAGGATTGGCATATCATCACCATCCTCTCCAACAACTACTGCTGGGTTTGAATCATTAATCTGAGTTACAGATGGTTGTGATAACATCTCTGCCTTCTGCTCAGTCATTGCTTGCTTGACATTCTCAATGATTTCACCTGCCTTCTGTAACTGACCAGATGCTTGATAGATTGAATGTCCTTTTTTATCAAAATCCCAGAAACCACCAGTCATTTGATCAGCAGCACCTGCTAACCATCTCTTCCATCCTTTTAATTCTCCACCCTTAGCAAATCCCCTAGGTAATGTGTATCCACCTCTGGCAGCTTCACCCAATCTCCTATTGGTGAGACCTCTGTCAGTTCTAGTTGCAGGAGTATCAAATGGTACCACAAATGCTTTACCACCTGCTTTCCTACCTACCCACTCAGTACCATGTCCAATAAACGAGGGTTTCTTACCATCTAATGATACTTTATATCCTGACAGTGGACCTTTAATCCAACCACCTCTTGACTTCTCTTCTGTTGGTTGCTGTCCAGCAGATTGCTCTTCGTACATCTGCTGTACGTTTGGTGGATACCTCTTGAAATTACTCTCATCCATTTGACGAGCCATTCCAATGATCGCCAACTGTTCCTTGGTGAGTTTTTCACCTACAGGCATACCAGCAATCAGTAGAGTCTTCGTCTCATTACCACCACTAGGCGTTTCAACTGCTTCTTTTGGTACTTCTACAGTCTTCTCTTCACCTTTACCTTCACCACCTGTGAATAATTTTAATACCGCAGTTAATGCTTTAATACCTAAGAATAAAGGAGCAAATACAATCTGAATACCAGTACTGATTATCTTAGTAATCATAGGTAGATGAGGTTCTACCACTTTCAGTATCTTACTCATGAATGCACCAAGAGCACTAAAGAATTGCTCTAATGGTTCTTTAATATCCTTTAATACATCATTGAATACCTTACTAACCATACCGAACCATTCTTTAAAAGGTTCAACAATAGGTTGAATTAATCCTCCTATTGCCTTACCAACAGCACCACCTGCCATGGTACCGACCATACCACCGACAGCACCCATACCTGGAATACCAGTAGCAGCACCTAGTTTGGCACCAAGCATCTGACCACCAGCAGCACCAACACCTGCACCTGCTGCCTCAGCACCTGTACCACCTCCAGCTAATACTGCTGTAGCTGCTGTAGCACCAGCACCAAGACCCATAGCAATTTTACCTGTCTTACTCTGGAAGAAATTACCTCCCTTCCCTAACTTCTTCAGTTTAAATTGTTTAAATTTATCTGCCTTACTATTCAATCCAAACAGTCGTTTAATAGACTGTATTATTCCACCAACTACCTTACCAATAATTTTAATAGCCCCAACAGGATTCTTTAATATCGCAAACCCTGCAAATAATGGTACAGCACCAATTAGAAACTTAAATATACCAAAGATTCCTTTGAGACTTATAGGATTCTCAAGAAATGACACCAAACCATCTAACGACATTCCTGCCAGAAATCCAACAGTCTTAAATATAAACTTACCTATAGCACCTAATGTCTTAACAAGTTTCTCTACTGCCTCTGGATTCTTTCGTACCCAATCCAATATAGCAATACTAATTAAACTTCCTACCAGTTTACCTAACCATTTTAAGAAACCTTCACTCTGTTTAGCAACTGCTGCTACAACAGGATTCTTACTTACCTTCTTCTTCTCAGGATCTTTAGTGCTCTTCTCTCTTGCTAATAATGCTCTCCTATCTTTCTCTTCCTTCTCTTTCTTACGATCTCTCTTTTCCTGTAACTTCTTATTCTTTGCTTTTAACTTCTCTACTCTATTAGCATCCTTTACCTGTGAATTAATACTCTCTTGCCAACCATTAAGAAGACCTTGAGTATTTACAGCAATACTATTAATAGTAGCACCAAGTGAGTTTATACCAGCAATTACAGAACTAAATCCTGTACCCATACTCTTCTCATGCTCACGCAATCTCTTCGCAGCAGTTAAAGGAGTATAACTCTTGGCACCAGTAGTACCCTTATAAGATATCATCTTATAAAGTGCTGGTTTCTTTATGTCTGCCTTTACTGCCATCTATTAACAGGTAAACATTGGTGATGGAGAAGCGACCACAGGTATAATGTGTCCACTACTCTTAGTATTTATTACAGGAGTTGTAACTTGTTTAGTAATAACGATGGGTGCTTGCATCATCATCTCTGCATCATTATCTCTCTGATTCTTATATTTGAATTGATCATGCATTGCATCTCTCTTCTCAGTCATTTCAAATATCTGACTATCACTCAATGTGCCTGATCTAAATTCACCACCCTCTGAGAAAGACGTATCGTACCAACTCCATCCCTTACCCTTACCAAACTTCGCTTCCATCTTCTTGATATCAAGAGCAATAGCAGCATCCATCTTCTTATAAGTTGCCTCCTGAGCATCACTTTCCATAAGAATAGGAAATAATACCTCTGGTGGTAGACCTGTCTTCCTGTTTATAATATCTGCTATCTTAAATGACTTTAATAGAGGATGAGATAGTAATTGTTCCTTATGATCTATTAAATCTTGTACCTCAATAGATCCACCAAGCTCAGTAAGATTCTCAGATTCTTCTATTAATTCACCACCTTTTACTACTGTCTTACTGGTAAACTTCTGGAAATTGTAGATATATTGATCTGGGGTTATCTGCCCCATTCTATATCCCATAGTATACTTACCACCTTCAGCATAACCAGATAAGAATGCTGCCTGTAAAGCACCACCCTCGGACATCTCCTCCAGTTTTACATCCTTTCCAGGATCCTTACCTCTTATAATTTTCCATGCGAATCCTATGGGATTAACCATAAACGCAAATATATTCTTAGCAGCACTAATAATAAAACTTATACTCTTACCAATAACTTTAATTGCACCACCTAATAACCATGTCAGAGGTTTCATTATCCATCCAAGGATATCAAACATGACCTTACCTATTTGTCCTAGGAACTTAAAGAATGTACCAAGGAACTCTGTAATACCAGTCTCATCAGCAACACCTTTGATGATTGTCCACCACATCTGGAATGCTTTCTGAATAGGTTCAAATAGTGGTTTAATCATTGGTAAGAATGTCTTACCTACCCACTCACCTAAGAAACTACCAATAGCATTACCTACTATAGGTGCAAATGGACCTAGGAATGGACCTAATAATGCAGTACCAGCAGCAGCACCTATCATACCTCCTGCTGCTTGACCAATACCTGCACCAACTGCTTGAGTCTTATCCTCACCCATTGCAATACCTGATGCAATACGAGAGATACCACCAACAACAGCGATACCTTTCTGCATTCCAGGTTTCAACAACTTCTTACCAACATTCTTACCCTGTTGTAGTCTTGTTGGATTCTTTACCCTACTATTAAACTTGGCACCAAGTTGTTTTGCTTGTGCGTCTCTACCTTGTTTTCTTAACTTCTTCTGCTGTCTCTCTACTGACTTCTTCTGTGCTTTATATTCCTTCTCTGTATAGATTGCACCTGTTTCTTTATCCTTATAACCAAACTTACGCCACTGCTCATTCTTTTTAAACTCTACTTCCTTCTCTGCATTACTATTAAAGAGAGTAGTTAATTTCTTTGCATCAGATACTGCCTTAAGAGGATTTAAAAGATATTGAAGAGTTTTAAAACCTGCAAATAACTGTAAGGCACCAAATACAAATTTGAATCCTTTCTTAATAGGACTAGTACTTCCATCAAAAACACCAAATACCTTGGTGAGTCCTGCCATTATAAGACCCACACCAAACTTACCTATTTTCCAGGCAAATTTAGCAATAGCACCTATAAGTTTGAATACCTTCTCTGCTTTCTTAGCATTCTCTGGATCGGACATCCATTTAAGGACACCCATAGTAACAACCCATTTAAAAATAGGTGTTAAGAAACCACCTAGTAGTTCAAGACCACTCTTAACTTTCTCCTTTGTCTTCTGACCAAAGTTACCACCTTCTTCTTCTATCTTTTCTAATTCTTTATCCTTAGTACTTTCGTCTCTCTTCTGGAGACGGAACATATCTCGGAATCCCTTAAACCACCGTTTAAATCCTTGCAGCGATTCTTTCTCATCATCTTTATCATCATCTACTTCCTTATCTTGCTTATCCCTTAACCAGTCTTTCTCAAATTGAATTAGTTTATGAGTCTCTACTAGATTATTACCAATATTTTCAGTTACGGAACCTGTACGATTGATACCCTTACGGACCTCATTGAAATTTGATCCAAAGGCACCATCGTCTTTTATAGGTTTAATTTTAACGTAACTTCTAATCATTAGAGTGATACTCTACCTGCTTGTTCGTCTGCCTTCTGTCTCCTCTCTTCCTCTTGAATATGAGCAATAAGAAGGTTCACATACACATCACGTTCCCACGGTATCATGTTCTCCAATTCAGTAAGACTATATTTGTGATGTTGCATTAATGCGAAGTTTGTCTTGTAGTAATTCTCAAGACTGTCGTGCATTAACGCTACTCGAAAAAAGCCGCTAGACCCTCCAGTTCCAAATCACTCTTAACTTTAGTCTCAGGATTAAGAACTTCTAGTGTATAAGATAGTTTAGGCATTGTCTCAAAGAATTGCTGAATCTTAGCAAATTGCTCTGCATTCAAATCTTCAAGGAATTCAAGTGCTTCTTTCTTACTAAAAGTATCATAAACCTCATCTGAGGTATATACCTGATCAATACATCCAGCAGCTAACTCAAAGATATCATCAATATTAGGATTCTCAGATAGGTTTTGCTGAATGAATACATCCAATGATGGATACTTCATCTTAATACCCACTTCCTGATCTAACTGTATTTTAGAGTCATGATCATCTGGGATTTTACAACCTACATCTGCAAGAGGTATAGTAACAGTAACTTGTGTTTTCTCATCATCTGGACATGTGACTTTAAATTCACTTGTCTCACCAACTGCAACAGATCTAATCTTAAGGAAAATATATTCAATCTCGAAAGTAGCGAGATCCTCAACCTTAGTCTTTAAGTTTGTACAGTTTTTAATAATAGTCTTCACTGCTTTGACCATTTGCTTGTTGTCTTGCGACTCCATAGCAAGATAGAGTAGTTTCTCTTCCTTAACTAAGAATGGTCTATATGATATTTTTGTGCCTGTGACAGGCAAGGTCGCTTCATACTCAGGTATGGCTAACTTAGGTAATGGCATAACGATTACATTATTATAGTTCTATTTAGACACCAAACTGGGCTGCATCTCTCTGTTGTTGAGATATTCCTATGTTATCTAGGGTACCAGTAACAGAGTTAATAAACTTGTCTGGAGTGTTATTTCCTAGTGCATCAGCACCGACTGTATCATATCTATATCTCTCGAAAGCAAATTTGACGTTATATTTAACTAACTGTGTAGGACCATTATTAAATGATAACTGTGACATATCTATAGGCCACGCAGCAAAGAATTGCCAAACACTAGTCACACTATTAAGTCTCTGTGTATATGGAGTACCACTATCAGTTATACCAGCCCACTTAACAGGTGATCCTAACTCCCATTTTGTTACTAATAGGTTAGTTACATACTCATCATAAAATGTAGCTCTATTCTCTTGATCTGGTGCAGCATAATTCATCCATTTCTCAAAAAATAGACGATGCTGTGCATCCTTAGTCATCACAAATGATATTCCCACATCCTGATGTGTCTGACCATTTGCTAACTTAAACTTATTACCAACAACTTGTGGATGCTCTATAGCATCTGCTCTTTTACCTGGTACGGTAACTGCATCTGCTAGGTAATTATTAGATATTTGTAAAGTCCTTTGATCCTTCCTAGTCATTGCATCATTAGCAAGCATACAGGTTGGTAGGAATACCTTAATACCAAACAGGTTAGATCTAGCTGGTTCCTTCTTACCAGAAACTACCAGATCCTTAAAAATATCAAAACTATTGGCACTCATTTGAGTTTACTCCATATAATGCTACTTGGTACTTCCATGGTACGACCTAAACCTTTTGGTCTAATGACGAATTGCTCGACTGGAAGTGGTGTCATGTCTTTCAATTCCTCGGAAGGTACATTATATGCTGAAGTGACACTATTCATAAAGTATTTATGATGGCAACGCATGGGATATGAAATACTACCAGCTGCCCAGGTATTTGCCATACTCTGTCTACTATTAGGTCTCAAATAGTGCAAATTACCACCAGAGAATTGAAGTTTCTGGTAATCTACATCTGTGATTAGTACCATAGGGAATGTATCCCAGAATTTTAAATCTGGTGTCTGGGCTGAATAATTGAAAAATATAAT